GAAACGAGTTTTGACGAGGCTCGGCTAGCGGTAGCCGAGGCGCAGCTACTCGCGTACGACGTAATGTTTGATGCGTTCGTGGCTAACGCCGGGCTACAGGAGTACGATTTCGACTCGGGACAGACCCGCCAAAAGGTAACGCGCGCCGACTTGTCGCAGATGCGACTTGCTTACCAGTACCTCGAAAACCGCGTCGTAACTTTACGCGCGAGGTGTACCGGATGCGGCGTGACTATCGTTCGCCCCGGGTGGTAAGGACCCCCTAGCATGGCCGACCTACACGACATGATTAGCGACGCGTTCCGCGGTGCGCCTCGACGACCTCGACCGACACGCGAGGCCCTCGACGTCGCGCCGGCGCCCGTGGCCTATGGGGGTCGACGGTGGGACGGCGGCAAGTACCCCGGGGGGTACACCGACCGCGCGGGCTACGGCGATACACCGTGGTCTGACTACGAGACGCTGCGCGCGCGTAGCGAAACGCTTTTCAAAACGAACACGTACGCGCGCGGTATGTTGCGGCGTCTCATTACGAACGAGATACACACGGGGCTAGCCCCCGAGGCGTCGCCGGTCGCGGCGGTCCTAGGGTTGACACCCGAGGCCGCGCTAAACTGGGGAAACGAGGCCGAAGTACGGTTTAAGTTTTGGGCTGATAACGCGACGGTGTGCCACGCGTCCGGCCAACTAGTCTACGGCCAAATTCAAGCGCAAGTGCGACTTGAGGCGCTCGCCGGCGGCGACTGTCTTGTAGTGCTACGGCAGCACCCCGCGACTGAGCTACCCACGGTTCAGATCGTCCCGGCGTCTAAGGTGTGCGGGTGCTCTCTCGACTCTATCCCGGCCGGGCATGTCGTACGGTACGGCGTCGAAATGGATGGCGCGGGCACGCATGTCGCGTACCACGTTAGCACGTCGAACACGTCGAACGGCGCGACGGTTACGCAACGCATCCCGGCGCGCGACGAGAACACGGGACGCGCTCGCGCGTGGCTCGTGTATGGTACCGACCGACGAGCTAACGACGTGCGCGGCGAGCCGTTGCTAGCGCTTATCATGCAGTCGCTAAACGACCTCGATAAGTACCGCGACGCGGCGCTACGCAAGGCGGTGATAAACGCTACGCTCGCAATGTTTATCACTAAGGACCAGCCCCTACCCGGCACCAAAGCTATCACGGGCGGGGCGGTTCGAGCGGGCACGGTGTCGAGCGGGTGGACCGCCGACGGCGTTATACCCGAGCGGGACTTTCGGCTTACCGAAATGGTGCCGGGTACCGTGATGGAAGAGTTACAGCACGGCGAGCGCCCGGTAGCTTTTGGCGCCGACGGTACCGACATTAACTTGCCGCTGTTCGAACAAGCGGTAATCAGCGCGCTCGCGTGGGCGTGCCAAATTCCCTACGAGATTCTAACGCTCGCCTTTAGCTCGAACTACTCCGCGTCGGCGGCCGCGCTCAACGAGTTTAAGATTTACCTCGAACTGGCGCGCGTCGACATGGCGCGGCAGTTGCTCGGGACCGTATGGGGTGAGTGGGTTATTAGCGAGGTGCTACGCGGCGCCATGAAAGCGCCAGGGCTCATCGCCGCGACCCTCGACCTCGCTAAGTTCGATGTCGTCGGCGCGTGGCTAGAGGCGGATTGGGCCGGCGCTATCAAGCCGACGACCGACCCGCTAAAAATGGTTCGCGCTTTACTAGAGGCCGTCGCGGGCGGCCTTATGACCCGCGCCTACGCGACCAAACTTTACACGGGCCGCAAGTTCGATTCGAACATCGTAATCTTGGGCCGCGAAAACACTTTGTTAGCGCAAGCTAACGCCCCGCTCGAACCACCCCCCGCGCCCGTCCGCGCGAGCGCCCCCGCGGCGCCGACGGACGAACCGGAAGAAAAAGAAGAAGACGAGGACGAACCAAAATGAAATGGCTAGTACACCACGACAGTAGCGCCGAGATTCTCGACGCACACCGGGCTCTTATGGCTCACACGGCGGGGACGAACACCGAACTAGCGGAGGCCCTCGGCGTGTCCGTCGAGGTCGTCGTCGCGGCGCGCGAGGGTAACGGTCGCCCCGCGTCGAGGGACCTAAAGGTATCCCCCGATGGTGTCGCTACCATCGGGGTTCGCGGCGTCCTACTCGACGCGCCTAACTGGATGTACGACCTATTCGGCCGCGACTACTCCGACTACCAAACTATCCGCGGGCAACTTGCGCAAGCGAACGCCGACCCGTCGGTACTTAGCATCGCCCTCGACGTTAGTTCCCCCGGCGGTATGGTGGCCGGAGTGTTCGAGGCCGCCGACGATATCGCGGCGAGTCCGAAGGCCGTACACGCGCAAGTTCGCGGGCAAGCGGCGAGCGCCGCTTACCTACTCGCGTCGCAAGCGACCACGGTACACGCGACCACGCGCGCCGACGCGGTCGGTAGCATCGGCGTAGCCGTCGACATGCGTGTAGACGGGGGCCGCGTTAGCATCGCTTCGACCGACGCGCCCAACAAACGCCCCGACGTTACGACGGAGCAAGGGCGAGCTATTGTCCGCGCGGAGCTAGACGCGGTGCACGCCCTTTTCGTGGACGTCGTCGCGCGAGGCCGCGGGGTCGAGGCCGCGACGGTTAGCCAAGACTTTGGCCGGGGCGGGGTCCTATTAGCCACCGAGGCCCTCGCCGCGGGCATGATTGACGCCCTCGACGGTACGCCCCTCGGGGCCCCGGCCCCGCGTAGTGGACGGGCGGCCGGGGCTAGTGCTACCGTTTTGCCCATGGAACTTTCCGCCCTTCTACGGGACCACCCCGACACCTACGCGGCCGCGGTCGCCGTCGGCGTCGCAAGCGAACGCAAACGCGCGGCATCGCATCTCCGTTTAGGCGGAAAAGCGCAGGCCCTTACCCAAGCTATCGCCGCTGTTATCGACGGTAGCGAGTTCGAGGCCGTCGACTATTTCGAGGCTATGGCGGACCGCAAAATGTCGGCCGCGCGCGAGGGCGCTAACCCCGGCGATACGGGCGCCGCCGATGGTACCCCCGAGGCCGACCCGGTCCTATCCGAAATCGTCGCCGCCGCGGCACAACTCGACATCGTCGTAAAGGCGTAATCACATGGCCACTTTAGAGCAAACAGATATCTCCCTCCGACAGCTTGTCTTGTCGCGCGACGTCGACGAACTGGCTACCGTTTCGGTCCCGACCGTTTCGACCTACGCTATCGGTACCGTGCTCGGGCGACTTACCGCTACCGGTAAAATGATTGCGTACACCCCGGGCGCCGTCGACGGTAGCCAGCTACCCGTCGCGGTATTGTTGGAGACCCTCGCAAACGCGACCGGCGGAACCGTCGACACCGATACCCGCGTGCTTATCACGGGCAAGGTGCGCGCGGAGTTTTGCCGGAATTACAACGCAGGCACCCCCATCGCCCTTACCGCGGTGCAGCTCGACCTACTCCGTAGCTACGGCATCGTCGTACAGACCACACGCCAGCTACTCAAGTTCGATAACAGCTAGTCGTCGACTCCACACCTAACCGAAAAAAGAAACACGGAGACCACGAAAAATGTCTATCGGAAAACAACGCGAGGCGATGACACAGGTTTTCAACGAGGTTCGCGCCCCGTCGAAAATGCTACAGCGCTTTTTCACCACTAAGAAAAACGGCCGCTCGCAAACGTCGCGCGTGAGCATCGACGTTCGACGCGAAGAGGAACACGTCGCCGTAGCTATCCGCCCGGGTAGCCCCGTCGACATCGCGGGCCCCGAGCTACACGACGCCGACGACTACACGAGCAAGTCGTTCGAGCCCCCGAGCTACAACCCAGGTACGGTTATCCCGGTGCAGGACTTGCTCGACCGGTACCCCGGTCAAAGCCCGTTCGAGGCTCCAGAGTTTCGCGTTGACCTGCGCGCGCGCATGTTCGACACGATGGGCGAGCTACATAAGTCGGTCGTGCGGGCTATCGAGGTCCAAGCGTCGCAGGTGCTACAGACCGGCGTGCTTAGCCTCGTCGACCGCGCCGGAAACGTCGCATACACCATCGACTACAAGCCGAAGGCTACCCATTTCCCTACCGTGGGTACGTCGTGGACTAACCCCGCGGCTAACGCCGCCGGCGATTTGGAGGACGTGTGCGAGGTCGTAAAAGACGACTCGGGCATCGTCATTTCGACGGCGGTCATGGGGCGCGAGGCGTTTCGGAACTTCCGCAAAAATACGGATATCCAAGCGCAGCTTAACTACCGCCGCGGCGATTTCGTCGCGTTCAAGCCGGAGCTACGCGAGGGCGGGGGCACCCTACAAGGCCGCGTGAATATCGGGGATTACGCCATCGACATCTGGACGTACAACGCGACATACCTCAAGGAGGACACCTCCGTTCGCACCAAGTACGTCGACGTCAATAACGTGATTTTGTTGAGCGAGGATACCCGCCTCGACAAGCTCACGGCCGCACCCGCTCGCCCCCTCGGCGAGGACCCCCTATTGGCCCCGTTCAACCCGGGCCGATTGCAGGGCGACGAGTTCGACGCCGAGCCTTTCTTGTGGACGCCCGACAACCGTCGGAGCCTCCACGGTGAGCTAGGCACTCGGACCCTTTTGGTGCCGGTTCAAATCGACGGGTTCGCCTGTCTCGATACGATTCTCTAGGCCTTAGCGCTTAGGCTATCGACCCTACGCCCCGCCCGGTCTAACCGCGGCGGGGCTTGGGCGGTAGGTAATCGCATGTCGAAAAACAACGAACCCAAGACACCCGAGGCCCCGCCCGCCAAGACACTCGAGGCCCCACCCGAGGCGCCCAAGGCTAAGCGCGACGCGCCCAAGGCTAAGCGCGAGGGTTTCAGGTACCATCAAAATACGGCGTACGTTTTGGCCGACCGCGCGTGTACGACGGGCCGAGGCATCAGAGCCCCCGGTGACGCCATCGCCGAAACTGATTTTTCAGTGAACGGCGCCGGCATTATGTCCGCGCTCGCGGAATCGGGCCGCCTCGCGCTCGCCCCGACTAAGGACTAGTCGGCCGTGCCGGGGTTGCGCGCTCTTATGGAGGCCGACTTAGGTCGCATCGTCGAGGACGCTACGACCGGGTTCGGTGTCGCCGTGGAGCTAACCAGCCCTAACGGCGTGATATCCGAGCACGTCGCGCTCACCTTAAACCGTGCGGCCCTAGAGGACCCCGACACCGGGGTAGCCGCCAAGGTCCGACATACGTCGGCGGTGTTCCGTACCTCGACCCTGCCCGCCACCCTACAGACGTTACGACCCGTCGCGCTCGCCGATGTCGACACCGCGCCGTGGCTCGTAGCGTTCGAGGACAACCAAGGGGTCCCGTATATCTACCGGGTACGCGAGACCACTCCCGACGATACCGTAGGCGCACTCGTGTGCCTGCTCGAACCGTGGGGGGACCCGTGAGCGCGCCAGCATACCCGGCGGCCGCTACGGCGCTCGTGTCCACGCTGATAAAGCGCGAGGACGCGTGCGAGTTTATTACGGCGCGCATCTGCGAAGTGCTCGCGGTCGAGATAGCTAATCAGCAGGTGCTAGCGACCGCGGCGGGCGAGGACCCCGCATTGTGGGCAGTGAAGGTGTACAAAGAGCGCGCTCGCGCGTGGGAATGTTTCCTGAACAACGAGGCTAACGTGAGGCTCCCCCCGCTAGTTAACGTGTGGCAGGTATCAGACAATGTCGACCCCCACGCGTCGAACACTAAGAGCCGGCAAAAGTACAAAGGTACTTGGTACCTCGACGTGTACGCGCAGGGCCGCGCGAGGCCGGGGGCCGGGGGCGGTCAAGTACCCGCCGACGCCGACGCCGTCGCCGAGCGTAACCTAGGGGTCCGTATCGTTCGGGGCTGCGTCATGGCGGCCGAAAATACGTACCTGCAAGCGCAAGGCGTCGTCGCCGACAGGATGGTAGCGGGCCGCGAGTATTTCGAGCCCACGGTAGAGGACCACCCGTCGCCGACCGTGGTCGCCGCGCGCCTATCCCTCGACGTCACGTATAGCGAGTTTTCGCCTCAGTACGTACCCGATACGCTAGAGCTAGCCTCTGGCCTGATTACTACTTACGACGAGGCTAGCGGCGAGGTGCTCGCGGCCGGGGTCGATGTCGAGTACCCTTTACCCGCACCCTAGCAGGAAACACCATGCCTATTTCGAACGCTGTATCAGCTTCCCGCGTCGCCCGCATCGTCGGCGTCGAGGAGATTTTTATCGACCTACGCGCCGGCGCGGTTATTTACCTGCCGCCGCGTATCGCCATCCTTGCACAGGGTAACACCGCCGCGGTGTTCGCGACGACTCCGCTCGTGCTCACGGCCGGCGCAGGCGAGGCGGCCACGGTGTACGGGTACGGCTCGCAGATTCACGACATCGCAGCGGCACTCATGCCCGCGACGGGCGACGGCACGGGCTCGACCCCCGTCACGGTGTACCCCACCGCGGACGGTACCGTTGTCGCGGCGGGTACCGTTACGCCGGTCGGCGTCCCTACGGGCGCGTTCGCGTTGCAAGCTCGCATTGGTGGCACCCTAGCGCAGTCGGTCGAGGTCCCCGCGGGGGCGTCGGTCGCGGACATGTGCGCGCTACTGGCGACCGCGGTAAACGGTACGCTCGCTATTCCTGTCGTCGCGGTTGACGGTACGACCGTCGTCGACCTAACCGCTAAGTACAAGGGCCCCGCGGGCAACGCTATCAGCATCGAGGTCACGGGCGGCGAGTCGGTCGGGACCGCATTCACTATCGGCGCGATGGCGGCTGGCTCCGGCGCACCATCGGCGGTCGCACCCCTCGCGCAGATGGGGACCGTCTGGGAAAACATCGTCGTACACGGGTATCTTAGCACCGATACCGCGGCCCTCGACGCCATCAAGGCGCACGGCGCCGGCCGCTACGGCGCGACCATCAAGGCGCCCTACGTGGCGCTTATGGTCGACACGGGCGAGGTAGCCGCTACGCTTATCGCTCTCGGCGACGCGCGCAAGGGCGACCGTATTAACGCGCTCATCGCAGCTCCGGGCGCACCCGACCGCCCTTGGCAATACGCCGCACGTGCGGCGCGTCGAGTCGCGCAAAAAATGGACAGCTCGCCAGCGTTCGACTACGCACGACAAGAGCTCAACGGGTTCCGTCCCGGCGATGCTAGCGTGCAATTCGACAGCGACCAACGCGACCTTTTGGTTAAGGCGGGTATCGGTACCACCGAGGTTACCTCGGGCGTCGTGACGATGTCGGACACCGTCACGTTCTATCATCCCGACGACGAGGCCATTCCAGGGTCTCGTTACGTCGTCGACCTCGTGCGGCTGTTCAATTGCATTTTTACATCGCGCCTTATTTTCGAGCGGGCCGACTGGGACGGTGCACCCCTCGCGCGCAACGAGACCCCGACCGACGACCCCGATATCAAAAAGCCTAAGATGGCGGTCACCGATTTGGCGGCCGCTACCGACGCCCTCGCTAAGGCGGGGCTACTCGACCAACCCGAGGTTATCAAGGCGGGTATCCGCGCGGGTATCAATGGCGTGAATCCTAAGCGCCTCGACTGGTCTTGGCCGGTGATTTTTTCCGGAAACACTAACATTGTCAGCGGTTCGATTCTGTGGGGCTTTAGCTTCGCACCGTCCGCCTAACACCCCGAACACGAAAAAGGATAAAACGACATGGCGACAGGCGGCAGCATTCAAGCAGTAACCCTCGACGGGCGCGAGTTCGCGGTAGCAGCGGACGCGGACGTGGCCCGATTCTTGGGCGGGTTCAAAAACGAGGTCAAGGCGAACGGGAACAAAACGGCGCGTATCGTGAAGATGCTCGAGCCGTGGCACCTTAACGGCATCGTCCTAGCCATCGACGACAATAAGGGCGACGCGGAGTTTATCAAAGCGCTCGCGCAGCGCGGCGACTTTTGGCCGGTCGATATTACCGAGGTCGACGGGACGACCTACATGGGCGTCGGTACGCTTACGGGTGACATCGACAAACAAACACAGTCGGAGACAATGTCTATCAGCTTGTCGGGCGAGGGCGACCTTAGCAAGCAAGGCGGCTAGTCTCGACGCACCTACGGAACGCCCCGCCCGGTCTAACCGCGGCGGGGCTTTCCCGGTAGGTAATCGCATGTCTCAGAAAATCGCCATTGTTGACCATGTCACCGCGCGCGCCGACGTCCGTCGGTTTTGCGCTAAAGTTTTCATCGACCCGGATACCGAGTCGAACAAAAAATACGTTGACGCTATCGTGGCGTTTGTCGCCGACGGTACGTGTAGCGTCGACGATAACGACCATCTCGTGTATGCCCTACGACACCCCGACTCAAAACCGTTCGAGTCGATTACGTTCCGCGAGGCGAACGGCCCGGCTATCATCGCCCTCGACGCGTGTAGCGGCGGTCACGGCCGCGAGGGTCTCATGGCCTTTTGTGCGGCGATGGGCGGCACGACCCGGGGCAATATGTCGAACGCAATTCGGGGGCGCGACTGGGCGGTTATGTACGAAATCGCCATGCTTTTTTTGGAGTGAGCGCGGCGCGTATCGTCACGGGCCACCCGAGCGGGCAGCTCGTAGGGTTAGCGGGTCACCCCGACCCGCATACCCTGGCGAACGTGTGGCGCCATATGCTCTATCACGTGATAGCGGAACTAGGCATGTGTCCGCTAAAGGCTCGCGCCCTCGACCCGTGCGACCTGCGATGGTGGTACGATTTCGTCACGCCCCGCCTACGCCGACGACTTGAAAGCTAACCCCCGTGTCTAAGTCCTTTGAAGTCAAAGCGGTATTCAACGCCGAAGGGAATTACGCGGGGAAGCTCGGGCGCATGTCCGACGCTACCGACAGATTTAGCGGGCGCATGTCTAAGGCCGCTAGGGGGGCCGACAAATTTCACGCCGGGTGGAACAGGGCGGCAGCCCCCGTAAAAGATTTTGGTAGGACTGTCGGGCGCGTCGGCGTCGTTACGGCCGTCGCCACGGGGTCGATGTTAAGGAGCGTCGTCGAGGAGGGCGCCGGATTCGAAAAGATGCTAGCCGGCGCCTCGACAAAGTTCGGGAAAAAGCTGGGCGCGACGGAACAGCTCGCGGCGGCGAACTTCGCCAAAATGAAAGCCGCCGCTATGGACGTCGGCGAAAATACCGAAATGTCCGCGATGCAAGCGGCGGGCGCTCTTAAATTCATGGCGATGGCGGGCGAGGACCCGGCGGTAGCGATGGCGGTCCTAAAGGACTCGGCGGATTTTGCGACCGCCGGCGAGCTTGAACTAGCCCGCGCTACCGACGTAATGTCGGACGCCCTCGGGCCCCTACTAGGGACGTTCGACAACGCTAAGGACAAGGTCGAGGGCTACCGTAAAACTATGGACCTTATGACGTTCTCCGCGGCGTCGGGTAACATGAGCATTGAGGAAATGTTCGAGGCTACCAAAATGGGCGGCGCGGCGTTTCGCTCGGGGGGACAAGACGCCGAAATGTTCGCGGCTTCCGTGGCTGTCCTATCTAACGCGGGTATCAAAGGGAGCAAGGCGGGTAAGGACCTCGCGCGTATCATCGACCGCTTAGCGGCGCCTTCGAAAAAGGCCGCGGCGATGATGGCGAAAATCAAATTCGACCCCATCGATAAGGATGGGTCGATAAAAGATTTCGACACTCTCATGGGCGAGCTAGGGCCTAAGCTCGCCGCGCTAACCGAGGGCAACCGCGTCAAGTTTCTATCCGAGGTAATCGGGGCTAACTCTAAGTCGGCCGCGCTTGCGCTCATGGATAACGCGGCGTCGATTACCGACCTCGCCAAACAGGCCGGCGACGCGACGGGCCTAACCGCGAAACAAGCTAAGGACCTGCGAAACACTACCGAGGGAATGCTAAAGGGGTTCGACTCCGCGGTATCGACTCTAAAGATAGCTATGTTCGAGGTTATCAGAGACGACGTAAACGCCATTGCGGACGCGTCGACGCGCTGGCTAAAAGCGAACCGCGAGGTAATCAGCGGCAAGTTCAAGGCGGGCCTACTTTGGCTAAAAGACAACTTCGCCGAAATCGTAAAATGGGGCGAGCGTATCGGTAAAGTCGCCCTCGTTTTTTGGGCGGTAGACAAGGCCGTTACGGCGGTCCGGCTAACACTCACGGTAGCCGAGGGCGCGGTAAAGCTGTACGAGCTAACGACAAAGGGCGCCGCCGCGGCGTCGCGTTTGTTCGGCATGAATGTCGCCGACGCGGGTAAGCAATTCATGGCCACCCGCGGCGACCTAGGCAAGCTAGGTTCGCAGGTCAATAACATGCAGGGCCCTATGGGTAAGTTCGGCGCAGTAGCGGGCTTAGCGGGGGCGGCGTTTATCGGGTGGGAGATCGGCAAACTAATCAACGAGCTAACCGGCGCTGATACGGCGCTCGCTAAGCTGCTCGTTGGCATGGATAGCTTTATTGCGTTAACCGACAAGATGAACGAACGCAAGGGGACCGCAACCCAAGACGATTTTTTAGCGCGCCAAAAGTCCGACCTCGCGGACATGGAGAAAGCGTACAAGGGCCGGACGGGGCGTCAAATTATGGACTTCGTTGGGCTAGAGGGGTCGAACTTCGGCGCCGACGAGGAACGTGTCAGGGCCATCGACGCGCAAAAGAAACTTATCCAGCGGCTAGAGGCTAAAAAGCGTATGCGCGACGTGGGCATAGACACCGACGACACCGACGCGGTTGCAGCGTTCGAGC